CTACCATATCAGGTTTAATGTCTGCATCAATGCACTTTTGAAGATGGGCTTTCAAGGTTGCCACAGTGGCTGCCTTAGGTGGATATTCTTTTACTACTAGCTTACCAGCCAAGCCTTCAACTATGCTCTCAACCTCTGATCTATGATGTTGAACTTCTTCGATTGAATGCCCGGTAAAGTAACAGTCAAATCGTTTACCAACATAATCCTGACCTAATTCCAAAGTATAATAAACAACGTTGTAACCCATTTTAACTGCGTGAGCTGCCATTGCAACCATCATCCAAGACTTACCTCCGCCGGGATTACCAAATACAATACCTAAATCACCGCCACCAAACCCTCCTTGGGTTAATTGGTTTAACATAGGCCAAGGAGTAGGAATAGTGGGGCGATAGTCCTCCCGGTAACGGGTCTCAATATCTTTATTATATTCGTGCCCAATATTCCTATCTTGTCCGGCCTTTAACGCATTATCAATCAAGTGACGAATTGAATCGTAATCACCTGAGTTTAGGAGGTCAACTGAGTTTAGGAGTGCTGATTTTAATTGTTGGTTCTTACAGAAGGCAGTAAATTCTTCCTCTACATATTGAAGTTCATCGTCTGAATGTCGGTAAGCTTCTTTAATCTGCTCAACAATAGAAGTTTTAAGTACATCGTTATCAATTTTTTTAACTTCTATCTTTAAGGTATCCATTGAGATAACTGTATGGTACTTATTCCAATACTGTAAAATCTCATTGATAATCCACTTATGAGCGGGGTTTGGAAAGTGCTCATCAGATAGGATATCGTAAATGTTCTGAACGAATTCTTTTCTGGTTAGTAATGCTCCAATGGTTTTTACTTGGAAAGGAGCTCCGTAATCTACTAGTGTCTTTAACGCTGCCATGTTCTATAACTTCTTTTTATAACTTATTAATACTAATATATGAAAAAAGCCCTCGACTTGCAAGGGCTCTTTAACGTTTATTTTTAATTTTAAGCAAATCGCTTAGCTTCAGCTTCAATAGTCTCAAAACCTGGCTCCAGTGGAATTACAACAAAATCATTGTTGTAGTCAAAAACAAAAGTCATAAATCCTGCAACCTCTCCTTCTTGTATTGTTGATGCTAATTCATAGTGGTTTTCATCTACTCCGTAGAGTTTTGCAATTTGATTTAATGCTTCTGGGTTTGTTACTTTGTAGTAACTTTCTATTCCGTCTGCCGTATCATCAAGACCGGCTATCTCTACTTCAAATAGTAATTGTCCGTACTTACTAAGAATAGCAGCTATAGATGCAAAATCAATAGAGCTATCTAATAAATCATCTTGAGGTACTGTCAAGTATTCATTAACTGTATCTATATAATCGAAATAATCTTCAGCGTCGGTGTTTACAGCATAAGTTTTTGCTTCAGTTAACATGTTAGAATTAGTAGTTGCTTTGTTTTCAACAAGGTACTTTTTTAAATCGAAATTATCCATGTTTTGTTTCAGTTATAAATATAATCTAAATATATGAAAAAAGCCCTCGACTTGCAAGGGCTCTTTAAGATTTATTTCTACTGCTTTCAGGCTTATTCTAGTCCAAAAAACTTTTTACTTTTATCTGACATAAATAATTTCCAGTACTCCACTGCACGGTCATGCATCATTTGTAGAGCTGATTCATTATCTTCTGCATCAGCTGCTTCTAAAGCTTCTAAGTACGCTATATTTGATTCACTATCAGGAGGTATGATAGTTGTTATAGCTTTGTCTGGGTATCTTTCGATAACTCGTAGAAAGTGACTGCTAAGGTTCATTACGTTCTCTACACCGTCTAGAAGATCTTTTTCACCCGTACCGTAACTGTCAGAAGCTGCGTCAAGCAACTCTTCAAATTTTGAATCAAAGTTAGAGTTTCCACTTGAAGGAACTGCTGGCATATTTCCTAAATTACCTTCAGGAGAAACATACCCTATTTCGTCCACCATTTTAGAGTTAGTTGTAACTTTATTTTCGATAAGGTACTTTCGTAAATTAAAATTATCCATACTATTAGCCCCTGCCTGTATAATACTTTCGGTTAGATAATGTCTTGCGGAATTGCGAAACTGCTGCTTTTAGATTGATAGTACCTTCCTTGTAGGCTTTGGCAGTTGCAATTACTTCGTTTTCCAAAGTATCACCTTTAAGCATTCCTGCTGGCTGTCTAAAAGTTGGATCAAAGTCTGCAAAATAGTCTAAAAGACCTTCTACAAACACATCTGGGCCCATTTCAATATCTGATAGAGGCCAGCTATCTAGGGCATTTTCTATAGCGTAACCTAACTCTGTATTTTCACCGTCCTCTATATGCAGGTCTCCTTCTGGAGAAATGTAACTTGCTTCATCCATCATTTGTGTATCAGTGGATCTTTCTCCAGTAAGCCTTGTCAATTCGGACTCAACATAGTATATATCCTCTGGGAAGTATTCAGATGTTACTAAGTAGAAAGGCTTACTTGCATCTCTAGTGCTTATTAAGCTTTGCTGTACTGCCTGTTTTAAGAATTCAACAGCTTCAGGATTTTTAGTATCTTTTAGAGCTGTGGTTAGATTAGGTTTCATATCCACCACTGTAACGTCTTCTTGCCCACCGTAAGTTTCTAACCTATCCCCAACTTTAAACTTGTACTCTGTTGAGATTTCTTCAGTTATCATCTTAGAGTTAGTAGTTACTTTGTTCTCTACTAAGTACTTCTTTAAATCAAAATTATCCATATTCTTTATTTATTGCTATATTCTAAAGAGTCAAAATCTAACTCTCCATACTCTGGTGAGTCAGGGCTACCCCAAGCCTCGGCTTTCATAGTAAGTTCCTTGCTTTGATCAGCATTGTAGTATGTCATATAAGCAACCCCTCCGTCTGAACCTGCATGGTAGTCTAGGTCGTCTTGAGCACTTGAAAACATATATAGCTCATCTTTACCGTCGGCTGTTCGTACTAGAAGCTTGTCACCGTATTTATCTTGTTCTTCGAAATCTACAACCTGTAGTGAAGGATCAGCAGCTTCAGTTACCATCTTAGAATTAGTAGTTACTTTGTTTTCCACTAAATACTTCTTTAAATCAAAATTATCCATGTTTTGCTTTAGTTATAAATATAGACTAAATATATGAACTTATTTGAATTTAGACAACTTAAAGAATGTATCAGTCACCCAATAATCAATGTTTTTAATAAAATGTGCTAGCCCATCCATCTCATAAAGCTCAATAAAATGCTTTTTGTGGAAGTCATTATTTTCCTCATTAATCAATTCGTTGATGTAATCAATCTGCCTATCATCCAAAATTGGATTTTTAAGATCCATTAACTTGTAATGGTTCAGTAGGCTCTGTTTTGCGAACAACACCCGGGCATAAATCTGATGTTCCTTTAAATGGTCTTCAGCATGATCGAAGATATCTTTCATTGTTAAAGGTACATTAACGATATCTGGGAATAGCTTTAAAAGCGTCTTTGGTCCTAATCCTTTAATGCCTTCAATCTTATCTGATTGGTCTCCAAGCATTGTCTTATAGATAATAAAATTATCTGGATGTATTCCAAACTCTTTCTGAACATCTTTAGGTCCGTAAAATACTTTTGTTACTGGTCTGTACATAGTAACGTAATCGTTAACCAGCTGAAGGTAATCTTTATCAGAAGAAACAATTACCATCTGGGTATTAAATCTCCGGGGTAACTCTCTAGACATATAAGCAATCATATCATCTGCCTCTGCTTTATCAATCATTCCAACTTTGATTGGTAAACACTGAAGGTAGTGAATGATCCTAGTAATTTGACCAACCTTTGCATCATTCTCATCATCCAACGATTCAAAAGCATCCCAGTTTGTAATTCGGTTAATGCCTCTGTTTGATTTGTATTCAGGTAATAAATTCTTTCTGTTAGTAGAAGATCCTACTCCGTCAAAGATTACGTAAACGCCTGTCGGCTGTACCAGTTGAATTAATGAACCTAATGATCTAATAAATCCGGCCAAGCCTCCAATGTGAGCTCCGTCGTTGTTAGTCATATTGATGGTTGCAAAGTTTCTAAAGAATAGATTCAATGCATCGATTACTAGTACGCGGGAGTGAAAATTTTCGTCTGTGGGTATTACTTCTTCTACTTCCTTGATGTTATCAAGTAAAGCTTTGTATTCTGCTTTCATAACTTATTCTAATATAACAAAAAAGCCCCTGCAAAGCAAGGGCTCTTAAATGTTTATTTTTTTAAATGAGGCTTAATCTTCTAATTGACTGTTAATATGGTTAACAATAATCTGAGCTTTCTTTGGAGATAATCCTGTTTCTGATCTTACCTGCTCTAACGTTACTGGCTCACCAGCAACATCCACACTTACTGTTTTAGATTTACCACCTGCGGTGATAATGTAGTACTGTGTGTCTTGTAAGCTTGATTCTTCACCTACTGAGATATCAACACCGTCTATAGAACCTATTTTAATACCTGCTTGCTCATCACCACCTTCTCCGTAGTTTGAAGAATCTTTCAATGTACTAACTAATTGCTTTGCTGCTGCAAGTTCTTTTAATTTACCGTTGTTATATTGTGTAAGTATGTTTGCAATACTTGTTCTCATCTTACCATTAAACTCCCCAGAAGGTATATTTTCACCTTCTAAATGTTCTAAGGCAAGCTCTCCTACCATGTCTGCAACATCTGCCGGATCTTCCGGTGAGTAGGTGTCAATTATGCCTGCAATGTCTTGTAGAGCTTCTCTACTTACTTCGTTCATCATCTTAGAGCTAGAAGTTTCTTGGTATATTATATATTCAAACTGGTCGCTAAACATAACTGCTAATTTTGCACCAGGATATCCTTCTCCTGCTTCAAAGTCATACGTAACTTCATCACCTTCGTCGCTATCCTCTTCAAAAGAAGCTTTCTCTTTTTCCAACATCTGCAATAGGGCTTTAGGGCTAATTTTCTTACGTTCTCCCATAGACCCTCCAGGTCCACCGCCAGCTTCAACTACTTCAACTGCTGTGTTCATGTCAATACCTGCTTGTGCAAAAGCTTCTGCTAAGTCTTGAGTCTCTTTTTCAAAATACTCGTTCATCATTCTAGAGTTAGTAGTTACTTTGTTTTCTACCAAGTACTTCTTTAAATCAAAATTATCCATGTTTTGTTTTAGTTATAAATATAATCTAAATATAAGAAAAAAGCCCCTGCAAGGCAAGGGCTCTTTGAGGTTTATTTTTTAACCTAAGCTAGTCTTTTAACATCTGTTGGATATCTTTCAGCAGCTTTATATAACCGCTGTATGTATGGAATATCTTTCCAATCACTTACTCCATTTGGAGTTTCTGCATCATAAAATTTACCCTTATATTTAACCCAGACATGTCCAAAACTCCATGCGCTTAAACTTGCTTTGGTTCCCCAAAGTTCTGCCCCTGGATACTCTTCTCTAAATTTTTCAGCAAAGATATCACAGAAACCATCGTTACACATTTCAGGGGTTAATTCATCCCAGTCCTTTACATACAGGTCCTGTTCTGTATCAGTTCGTCTTAGTATCCTCGTTATGTCAGCAGGCGTTATTTCATTTTCTTTTAACTGCTGAGCTTGGGTTAATTTATTTTCGATTAAGTATTTCTGTAGATTGAAATTATCCATGTTAATATTGTATAAATAGTAAAAAAGCCCCTAAGTTAATAGGGGCTCTTAATCCTATTCCGGTTCTTCCTGGAAGTAACCGGGTGTTGCATCCTCATAAGCTTCTTCTACTACATCGAAGTCTCCTCCTCCTAGAATGGCTGACCATTCTTTGGCATGAGCATCTTTGTATTTCTTAAGCTCTTTCTCATCATCGTTGATGAATCCGTGAGGTGTCATAATGATCCTGCCTCGGGTTGTAATTCCGTTGATATGATTCTTATCAATCTGGAGATTAGTTCTCTTGGCAAATTCTACCTGTTTACCATCCTTGATTGCTTTAATCTTGGAAGTTCCTGCATTCATGACGTTACCGAACGTTACAACGAACGTTGCATCATACCACATTGCAAATCCGCCCTTATTCATCAACTTGGGTTGACCCATGGGTGATTCAGGCTTTTGTGTCCATACCTTATTAACTACAACTAGGGTGTTGGTATAAGGAGAAGACTCTTTCCGAGACATAACAATCCGCTGGTTTACACCATTACCGAACTGAGTTGACATTGCACCTGCATTCCATTCGTTGTTGTTCTTGTTAGAACGTACTGAAAGTTCACAGGGTACTGAACCGATTGAATCCCATAGGAATAGTAAGTCATGAGGTAAACTTCCTTTCTTCTGTTCGTCAATCAAGTCTAGAATAAATCCGGCAACATCCTCAATTGTATTCAAGGTCTCTCTATCGACATAGATAAAGAATCCTCCGTAATCAATAACCTCACCGGTTTGTTCGTCAACCGTTTGATTTACTTGCAGACCCATCTGAATAGCATGTTCCCAATTCCATTTCATCTCTGTAATAATGAATACTGGAAGGATGCCTGCTTTCTGGGCTGATACTGCAGCTTCAAGCAATGCTGTGGTCTTTCCTGTATCGGAATGACCTCTCAGCATTACAATGTGGCCCATCGGGATTCCCGGGATTGAAGTCACCTCCTGGAAGGAAGGTGATAGAGGGATCCACTGCTGGTCCTTAAATTTTACGTTACCTGTTAAGAGCTTCTTCTCCTTAAACTTATCTAAAGAGAATCCTTTCTTAAGTTCCGCAGACACGGCCTCTGTTAACGAAGCTTTTTCTTTCTTAGCCATAGTCTATTAGAAAGGTAAATCGTTGGTGTCGTCGTCGTTAAATAGAGAATCGAACTTGTCAGCTTTTGATTCTACTTTCTTACCTTGTCCTTCTAGAGTGAAAGGATTTGCAGGCTTCTTCCAAGGAAGTTCTTCAGCAGCAGGAGCTGCAGGTTTTGCATCATCAAAGTTAGCAGCAGGCTCAGAAGAGATTACTCCTTCTTCTTCGTCAGGTGCCAACCATTTCTGCAATACAGACTTCATATCATCAAAAGACATTCTAGAGAATACCTTCAAAGGATCTGGTTGATCTTTCAAGATAGTTTGTAGTAGCGTATCATCGTCGGTCAAAGTAGATTCTTTAGTACGTGCACGAACGGTAGTTTTGTTAAAGCCGGTTCCTGTAGTATCAGCACCCACTGTAGTCAAATTCAAGTCACGACCTGAAACGATGTCGGTGTAATCCCCGATGTCCTCATCTTCTACCATAGAAAGTAATTCCATGTAGATTTCTTTACCGAAGCCCCAAAGTTTAACTCCGTCAGCTTCTTCACCTCTAACGATAACGGGTACAAATACCCTCATTTTAGGATCGAGTTTACGAGCCAATCTCCAAGACTCTTTGTCTTTGCTGGTTCTTAATTGCTTGGCGAATTCAACGATAGGATCTTTCTCACCCCAGTTCGTAGGAGAGATGATTGGATTCTTGTCGATTCCATAGTGGAAATACAACTCCGAAAAAGGATTTGATTTGTTGTACGCAGAAGGTACAATACGAATTGTTTGCTTGCCCACGGCAGGTTTCCAGAAGACATTCTTACGTGCCTCTCCGGAAGGACGGCTGTTCTGAGTTTGCAAAGCGCTTAGCTTTGCTTTGATTGAATTGATATCCATAATTGTTTGTTTTTAATATATGCAATTTGTTTTTGTAATGCAACTTTGTTTATTGCTGCTCATCTTTCATTTCGTTGTAGTTATCCATTTCCCATTCCTCTTCCATTTTATTGTAGTCAATCATTGCTTGCTCATTGTTACCTCCGAATTTTTCATTCAACTTTTCAATCAACAATCTTGAATACAAAAACAATTCACGCAATTCTTTTGTATCATTTTGAAATTGTATGTGCCCAATTGCTTCTCTCATATGGTATATTGCGTTAGAATATCCACTTATGAAATTATCATCATACTTTTCTTTCGGTGCAAAAAATGGGTTTTGCAATTTTTCTTCTCTGTTAGTCATTGTTACCTCCAAATGTTTCGTTGTTAACTAATTTGACATCAATTAGATACCTCACATTATTGCAATGTGTACATTTTGCTTCATTAGAATTTGATGTTGTGCTTTTTTCAAAAACGCAAGTGTGTGTTGTTTGTTTATTGTTGGTCATAATGCTTCTATTAGTTTAAGTAAAAGATAAAAAGACATCCATCCCGCAAAAAAACCTTTCCAAAATGGTTTTATTTGTTGTTTATTGTTGCTCATGGTCATCATATTCTTCATTGTTTAACGCATATATTATTTCGTCTATTTCTTCTATTATCCAATTGTATTGCCAAGGATTGCTGTCTAATTGCTCTTTTAATCGCAATAATTTTATCACACTACTTTGTTTATTGTTGCTCATATTAACTTCCAAATGTTGGTCTACTGATATCCATCCATACACTACACACAATAAGGTTTAGTCCAATCATGTAAACTCTAACATGATTATTCTTATTAAATACTTCTTTAGGAGTACCTTTTCTTTTACCGACTGCTTCATATGATTTTGCCCACATACCTAATTTTAATGTGCTTTTTAGCTGACGTAGTTCGTAGTCGGTGTAGTCTCCGTCTTCCCATCTGTGACGAAGTACAAAGTTAACTGTAAACCATTTGTTTCTGATCTTACTTATCATTGTTTATTTTTTAAATACCTCTATTAATTCATCAAATGATACACCGCCATTACCCT